TCAGGCACAACGTCAACGATGCGGATAGTCAGCGTAGCTGTATCAGCAGTCGAATCAAGAAGTGCAACTTGTGAGTTACCAGCATTGGTGATTGTGGTGTTGTTTACGATTGTGGCGTTATTGCCAACAGCCGTATATTGAACGCCAGTCACAACTGTTGTGCCAGAAACGACAGCAACTTGGAACAGTGCATCTGGATCATCACAAACATAAGCTGTGATAAAGCCAGTTGTTACTGTAGTGCCACCAACAAAGTTCTGTTGGAATTGCAGTTGACCAGTGCTTGGGTTGATGAACTCACAACCAAGAAACACACCAGCAAAACCGCCAGTGGGTTTAGTAGTTGTAGCAGCCGAACGCTCAACAGTACCGTCAGTTGCGCGGATCAGTAGATCACCGTAACCAATCGAAGTTGCATATGCACTAGCAATACGCATCTTACGAGTAGCACCGGCAAACACCTGACCACCGATCAGATTGATCGGCTTAAAGCCGTAAGGCTTCGAGATAGTAGGGTAAGCCATATTTAGCTCCGAAGATTAAATTTAAGAACCTTTACCAAAACTTGACGTAGATTTGCCTTCCTTAAAGATAGGCATCCGCGCATCGCTTTGGCGCATTAAGTGATTGTCTACAGCATCCGTTTGAGCTTGTGTTTGATTCGCGTAGTATTTGTTACGCTGACCAACAAACTCAGAAGGAGTTTTGCAAAGCAATAACCCACCGATCTCAATATTGTCTTTAAATCGACTATTGGGATCGATTAGCAGTTGGAACCTAGGCTGTTCTTCAATCCTTACTGGTTCCCACCCTTCCCTGAGCTTGGCAGAGAGGTTGCGTGGGTCAGATTCACCGTTAGTAGCAACACGAATCCAACGATACGAAAAACCAGCCTGTTTATCGGGTTCTGGAAGCAATTCCGCCGGTGCCCACTGCTCGGGGCGTTGTTGGGTTGCACGGGTTTCTAACTCACGGTTAAGTTTATTTTCAGCCATTTGAGTTCTCCAATTCAGCTAATTTTTTGGCGTAAAGTTCAAGCGGGATACCCAGCCGCTTGGCTACGTTTTGTTGGGTAAGCGACAACCGAATTTTTTTCGGTGCCGAGGAGCGTTGCGCCGGAGCTACAACGGTTTTAGGGCGATTCTGTTTTTTGGGCCGCTCTTCCTGTTCTTCTTCGACATCATCGAAGCGTTCGGGAAAGGCTTTCCGCATTGCAGTATCGATTTTATTAAAATACTCATCCGTACGTGTGTACTCTTGCCCATACTCTCGTACAAGCTTGTTATGCACGCCGTACGCATAACCTGTCATATCTTCATCACCACGACGCTCGAACCACTGATTACTTGACGCCCAGTTAACTACTCTGTCATCTAGTGAAGTTTGTGGTGCTTGCGTATTAGATGTTGCTTGAGTATACGCAGGTTGTTCTGGTTCGCGCAAGGGGGTAGGCTTAAAATTATTTACCTGCTCCATTTCCATCTGCGCAGACATCATCTCTTGTTGCGCTGCGGTAGCGGCCTCGGTGTCTCCAATATCCAGTGCGGATTTGAATTTAGCCTTGGCGTTATCCATCGCAATCTGGGCAAGAGACTTTGACTTGTCGATGTACGCGCTCTGCCCAACCTGAACATACTCTTGCAAACGCTTGTTTTCCGCAGCGAGTGCCTGTGCCGCACGCTCTAATTCCGTCTTTTCACGGTATAAGGCTTCGGCTTTACGGCGTTCGTCGTGGCTCTTGTGAGTAAGCTCTCTCATCCGTGTTTGGACTTTTTTGCTGTACTCATTGAGTTCTTCGTCGGTTGGATCCGCTACTTCACGATCCAAGGGCTTGCGACCTCGATCTTGTGGCGGGGTGTCGTCTACAACCTCAATCTCAACCTTATCCTCGTCAATTTCCAGATCAAGCTCTAAGGTTTCCTTATCATCTTCTTCGTCTGGGAATTTAAATGCGTTCTTATCCATGTTTATTCCTATTTGCGACGGATACCGCGTGGGTCATCTACGACACCCTCGACCGTATCATCGTTAATGAGTCGAAACTCGCGCCCGTGAATAACCAGACGTGAACCAGCATTAGGGCGAACCAAAACAAAGTCGCCTTTCTTGCACCACGGGCCACTTGGGAACCGTGCTTTATCGGCATAACAGTCAGGGCCAAGATCAACTACAAACAATACGGTGGTAAGTAGCTCTTCGTAACGAAGGGTCTCGTCCGATTTAGCAATACCACTTTCAAACTCCTTTTCGATTTCTGGGATAGCGCACAGGATGTGGTATCCAGAAGGACGGGGGAGCTGTGTTGCCTTCTCTTCAGCAGTTGCTGAAAAGTTTACTGCCCCAACAACTTGTGGGTTGTTAGGATTAGCACCGATCAAGATTTCACTCATTGTCGTGGTCTTCCAGTTGTTGCTTGAGGTCAAGCAGGTCTCGCTCTGCGTAGGCCAATCCCTCTATTACCCCGCAGAGTTTTTGGTACTCACCAAAATCCTTACAGCGCCCTGTTGATACATCATCAGCCAGAGCGTTCATGCGTTCACGTAGCTTTTTGCGTAGAACGTCGATTAGGTCCATTATTCTTTAGGCTCCTTCATAGATTTGTTTTCGCTTTGCAGCGCTTGGTGCATGTTGTCCACGTCTTGTCTGTGGCGTTCATGTTTCATCTTCTCGCGGGACTTAGCAATCTCTGCCCCGATACGTAAGCCGTCACGTTCGTTATCGGCTCTTAACTTACTCTCGTCGTACTGCGCCTTGAGTCCAATCTTTAGACCCTCGCGCTCGTTTTCTGCTTTAAGTTTTTCACGCTCAAGTGCCAGCTTGTCAGCTTGCGTTGCGGCATCAACCATGATCTGCTTTTCTTTAAGCTCAACTTCTTTAACTTTGATTTGCAGTTCAGCTTGCTGCATCTGAACAATCGGATCTTGCTGCATCTGCGCGTTTTGTTGTGCCTGAGCTTCTGCTTGGTTTTTACCCAAGAGCTGGCTTGCAGCTTGAGCAATACGCCCAGACAACTGATACTCGATCTCGCGTGGAAGTTTAGCTTCTGGATCAGGCAGAAGCATGTTCATTTCCTTTTCCATCTTCTCACGGTACGCCATAGCGACGTGTTCGGTAATGTGTGCGTTCGCTGCTTGCATCAAGATCTGAGCCTGTGGGTTCTGACCCATAATCATTGCAATCTTGGGGTCCTGCATCGCGGACATGTGTGTGCGGATGTGCGCTTCGTGATCTTGGAACTGGAATGCCTTAACGGGTTTGCCCATCAAGATGTTCATGTTTTCGGTCACAGGATCCGTTGGCTTCTGGTCATCTTCCATCGGCACGAGCTTATCAGCGTCCTTGATGTTCAATACTTCTAACATCTGGCGATGAAGTTTTGGCAAGTTGTAAATCTGTGGAGCCATCTGTGCAAGTTGGATCACCGCTTGATACTGCACTACGCGTTGCGCAAGAGTCGATGCGTTAGGATCGCTTACAGGAATAACATCCACTAATCCGTAGTCTTCTTTGCGATCACGACGTGAACCTTCGCCCGGCTCGTACCCATACTCACTAGGAGAGAAGTCGCGGATGAGTCCAGCAAGAAGTTTAAACTCTTGCTTCATCGAGAAGTGCATGCGAGCCTGTACAGCCGACATCACTTTTAAGTTACGCTCAATCAGTGCGAGTGTTGTACCCACCGGTGCATTAGCGCTCATGTCGCTAATCTTCATATCCGGTGCAGCAGCAAACTTCTGAGCTTCTTCAACGATGATGCCACGCAAGCCCAACAGCACTTGGCTTGGCTCTTTGTAAGGCAGAGGCATGATGTTGTCACGCAGTGCGCCAGAACTCACATCAACGTCGCGCCACTCCCCGGGTGAAATCGGCGTATCGTCGCCCTTGATGCGCAAGCCTCGGGTCTTCATCCCGCCCGGCAAGTTGCTTAGTGTTCCTGCGTCCACCAACTGACGTGTAATACTTGTCGCGCTCTTGGCGCTATTACCCACTAAATGAATCAAGCCATAACCATATGACCCAAAACCCGGCACGTACTGGTAATGCACGAAGTACTGGCGTGAAGACTTTGGCTCATACGCTTCCGAGGCTGCACCACTTACTCCTCTGGGGCGTGGCGCACGTGGGTCTTCTGACTCTGGATCCCAGTTACGGCGAACCGACAGGATCGTGTTTGTATCTTTTAAGATTGTCACTACGTACGGCAGCGCAATGTCAGTCTCTTCACCGTCAGCGTTCTTATCTTCAAAGCCCGGCAAGTTAAGCTCGACGTGCATCTCAAGCAGGAGGGGACGGTCATCGTATGTCGCACTAAACCCAGTCTCTTGATCCTTTGCTTTCTGGATCTCGTCGGGCTGCATAACAGGACCATCGGTAATTTCTACGTCGTCGCGGTAAAACCCTGACTCTTGCAGCTTGAGTAGCTGGTTCTTAGTCTTTCTCATGCGGTGTGTGATGCGCTCGCATAAGCTAATTTCGGACGTTCCGTACGGCAGAATCACATCTTCTGCAGGTACAAACATACTCACCTGACGCCCAAGTGATGGGTCAAAGTAGACTTTCTTGAATGCGGATCCAGCGATAGGCAAGTTCCATAGCATCTTCTCATGCTCTGACCGGTACTCTTTCATTACCTCAGTCAGCTCATAGTTCATGTCCTCTTGCACGCGCTGGGCTGCGTCCGTGTTCTCGGGTGTAATCTTTCCTATGATATGTGTGCGCACAGGACCCGATGCAGGAAACGTCTCCATTATGGCTTCTGCTTGGAAGCGCACTGCAGCTTCTGCAATGAGGGGTGAGTGCACACCACATGCGCCGGGCCAAGGCTCGGTGCGCTCCTCATACTTTAAACCAAGTAACTTAATGCCGTCTGTATACGCTTGTTCCCAATCTTTGCGACTTGCTATATCGTTGTCATAGTCCGAGATGAGGTCTGACACCAGCGTAGCAAGCTCTCTGTCGTCGATGTATTCGGCAAGGTTTGCATCAAAGGGTATACCGTCTAACTCTTCGGACTCATCCCCGGGGATGATCGTAATTTCTACGCTGCCGTCGTCAAGACGCACCATATCTGGGTTTACGATTTCAAGCTCTAGCTGCGGGGTCTGGTCATCTTCTAACTGATCGATGCCTGCGGGTGCCGCGTAAAGTGATTTTTCAATAGCCATGTTCAATTCAACCTTTAATAGTAAGCAGCAACCCTAGGGCGCATAATCTCGTCCTGTGCATCGGTATCAAGGCGTATAAAGCCTCCGTTGCGAAATCTCGCAAGCGCCATGGACACGCAGTCAACCATATCGTCATGATCCGATGCTGGAAAGGCCGCAACTTGCTCAACAACTTCTTCTGCCCAACGCCTGCCAGCCGGATACCACACCATCCCAGATCTAAATATATCTGATATTGCGTTTATACGTGCGATTTTATCGCCTGTTCCGCGATGTGGGGTGAATTCTTGTACGGGTATGCCTAATCTGCGCAGCTCTTGGAAAAGGGGCGTGCCGCTAGACTTCTTTTCCACAATGAACGAGTCTGGTTGCCACTCTTTGTACTCTCGTAGCGCCAACTCCTTTAGCTCAGGGAACTCAACCCGTACATTTATTGCGTTTAGCAAGATGATGTGGCTCGCGCCTTGGGTATTGGTGTCGTCGGAAAACACCCCCCACGTCAGGAGCGCCGTAAAGTCAGCCCGATTGTTCTTTTCCGCAGCGGCATCGAGCGTCATGATGATGTATTCACACCCGGGAGCGCTTTCGGCTTCCCATTTGCGCCACCATTCACGCTTGACTATCGCACCTTCCTCGGCAGTGGGGTTTTGCTGGTACTGAGCGTTCCACTGGAATAGTGGCATGGAAGCTTTTGTTCTATGTAAGGCTTTGAGGTCGTAGAACTCAGGCCAAAGCGCCTTCTCATCTGGAGTATTTTCGTTAAAAATCGCAGGGAATTCGAAGAAGTCATACTGATCAGTCTCCTCGCTACGTGACATGTCCTTGCCAAGCCGACCAATCAGGTCGTTGGGGTGCCATCTGGTGTGCACAATGGCTACTTTACCTAGTGGCATCAGACGAGTTCGCGCACCATACGTAAACCACTCATAGACACGCTCAAAAACCTCGTAATTTCCGTTCAAAACGTCCTGTTCCGAGAACGGATCGTCAACAATCAAGAAGTGCGCACCACGACCGGCAAGAGCGGCACCCACACCACAGGCAAAATACTCACCACCCATGTTCGTATTCCAGCGCCCAGCGCTCTTAGAGTCCGCAGCCAGTGTGACGGTGGGGAAAATCTGCTTGTACATGGGGTTATCGACGATATTTCGCACCTTGCGACCGAAATCCACAGCCAAATCAGCCGTGTGCGAGACCATTAGCACCTTCTTGTCGGGGTTGCGCCCCAGATACCATGCAGGAAAGAAGATCGATACCAGCTGTGACTTACCGTGGCGTGGGGGTACAGACACCCCAATACGGTCTTCTTCGTCACGTTCCATCTTCATGAGCAGGTCTGCAAGTCTGCGGTGGTGTCGTCCAACCTTATAGTTGGGATCCATGTGTTTACAGAACTCAATTAAATCGTTTCTGCACTGGGCAGCACGCTTGCGTTGCTCTAGGATGTCTGCAATCTTGAGCAGTTCTTCCTGTTCTTCGGGGGAAAACTCGTCTAACCTATCGAGCATCTGCTCAATTTCTTCGTCCGTGAAGTCAAAGTCTTCACTCGTCATTAGTTAGACCCAGCTCTTTATTGATATCAATGGTGTCATTCTCGATTGCAACGACGTCTTGAACGTTCTGCATGTCAATCTCACGCAACCGGTTGAACTTCTCGCGTAATTTTGCACGTAAGTCATCTGTTGACTGGTGGGTGATAAGCACCTCAGAGCGTTCTGTAAATAGCCCCACGTCACTGATCTTACCAAGCAGCTCCAAGGCACGAATGCGCACCCGGGGATCAGGGTTTTCTGATTCGAGTAGTAACTTATTTGTTACCAGATGGCGGATTTCAACGGAGTGGCGCACCACAGCCGAACCGAATTCATCGAGGATGGCACGGGTCTGTATTAAGGATGCAGGGGTCAAGCTCGCGGCTTTGACGTGGGTGACTTTCTTTGAGGTCTGTTCGGGGTCTGCGGCGTAGGCACTCGCAAGTGTTTCAGCAACTTGCTGGTCTTCTGCATTAGAAGAGATGGCTAAACCTTCACCCGCAAGGATGTCTGCTGTGCATGCAAGCGCTTTTATCCGCTCGTGCAGATCCGTTATCACCGGTTGTGGCGTCATTTGCACCCCTTGATCTGGGGTAAGTGATATTGCCATGTTGTTCCTACGCGCTAGCTGTTGCTACGTTTGTAAGATTTTATATTATTTTTTATATGTACGGTACTATTTTTTGCACCCGGGGGTGTTTCCTATATAGAGGGGGTGGGGGTCAAGGTTGGCTTAGTAGTAAGGAACGCTTAGGAAAGGTAATTATTTGAGCAGAATAGTAGTACATAGTAACGAGTGACACAATGCCAATTAAGGCGGGTCGGGGTACGGTGGGTCTGCTGTATCCGCCATGCCGTTTTGAATCCTTACAGCTGTAAGGTTTTGCTCTGCGTTATCGCTTGTCACTTGTTGTCACTGTTTGTCATAACTTGACACTACCTGACATATCCCCTATAATTCAGTTGTCGGTTGCATAACGACACTTTCAAACTCTAATAGGAATTAAATCATGTCACACGAAATCATCGCTTTGTCCGCTTCCGCCCGTTCAGCAACCATTGAGGTTGTTAAGTCCGAGAGTCAAACCGAAAAGAAATACCGTAAGCTTGCCGATGTTTACCATGCTGACGGTATCCGCTCGGCAATGCTTGAAACCGAAAAGAATGGCGGTAGTGTGGAACTACGCACTAGTGTTAAGTCCGCCATTACTGCAGGCTTTACCGCTGACGAGCAGGCTCTAATGGCGAAGGATCCGAAAACCCTTGAGTCAGGTGCTAAGCATGATCGCACCACGCTTAAAGGTCGAGTGGATACCATGCTGAACCGTATCCGTAATTACCTTGCAGACGATGAGGCGGACGGTTCAGGCGAGGCACGCGAGACCAAAACGGCATTTCAGCGTATGCACGATAATCTCGACAAGGTTATCACCGCTCTGCAGAAATTGGAGAACCCGTCCTTTGATGTCGCTGAAACGGTAAAGCGTATCAAGCTCGGCAAAGCTCTAATCCCTTCGGTTTAACTTAGCATAGGACGGGGGCGCAAGCCCCCGCAATAAAATGAGAACTAAACCTTTATCCCGCATTTTTCTTGATGTTACCGTCAGAATGACTGCAGTCGCCTTATTGGTTTGTTGGGTGTTCGCCGCTATCGTTTCTTTTGGGGGTTTCTAATCATGACTAAAAAACTCGTTGATGTTTTTTGTGTAGTGTTTTTAGCAGTGTTTACTATTTATATGGTTGACTGGTTTGTCACCCTGTTAGCTGAATAACTACTCCCCTCTGCTAAACTAGCCCGCCTTGTGCGGGCTTTTTTGTGTCTGCACCATGCGTTGTTTAGAAGTAGGATGTCACGCGCCCTGCCTGGTTAACTTGATTAACCAAGCAGGGCTTTTTTGTGCCTGTCACTTGGTCAATTCGGCGAAGCCGAATCACTAACTAATCCTTACAGCTGTAAGGTTTTTGTTTTGTCCCGCAAATCACTACCCCTGTTTTCATATCCCCAAATGATAGTTCTTCGTGTCGCGGTGCGTATAAAGTATGCACCATGCAGATCAGTCCTTACAGTTGTAAGGTCGCAAAACTCAGTACCCACATGATAGTTACTCGTGTCGCGGTGCGTGTTCGAAGGGGTAAAGACCCTACTGCTAGAATGTTCTAATGTTCGTTTTTTGTAATGTTCTAATGTTCTTTTTTTCGAATGTTCTAATGTTCGTTTTTCTTTCGTTTTAAATGTTCGGTTTCAACACACCATGCGTGAAAATTTGTGTGTTGAATGTTCGGTTTTTTAGGGCAAATGTTCTGCAATGTTCGGTTTTGTTCGGTCCAAAAAAGAACATTATGTTCCTGACACTTCTACACACCGCAACACACGAAACAGCAAAGGCTGTCCTATCAGATTGTTACTATTATTATCATATTTTTCTTTAAATTCAAATGTTCGTTTTACAAAAAATTACAGGGCACCTTTTTTAAATTTTCATTTTTTCCAAACTTTCTGGTGCTTGAATGTTCGCTTCTGCTATCACGCTAATTTTCCCCCCTCGTGACCTGACCGAACATTGGGAAAACAGAACATTATAGATTTATCAAGCACTTGCAAACTTCCGTATTAAAACTTTACAGAACTTCCGAATAGTATTCCTTAGCCAATGTTCTGTAAAGTACCCCTCCTAAATGTACTTTAGCGAATGTTCTGTAAAGTACCCTGTCTAAATGTACTTTAGCCAATGATAGTTCTGGTGCTATGGGGCGCAAACCCTGCAAAAACCTTGTAAAAATCATACTCTGCGTAGTTATGAGTAGAAGTGTCAGAACTTGACTTCAAGTGTCATATGTTGTATAATAATAACAGTACGGCAAACAACGCGTACTACACACCTAAAAACAAACCCTTACAGCTGTAAGGAAAGGAAATACGAGATGGACAACCACGAGCTAACCCATGCAAGGTACGACTTGCACTTACTCCGAGGGCGGGTACTTAGTCGACTGTTAAACGACATTGAAACCTTGAAGGTAGGGCTAAGTGCTATGCAGGGTGACTACCCCAAACCGCACGTATTGCAGGACAAGGCAGAACGAGTGCTTGAATCCCTGATGCGTGAAGTGTCAACAATACGGGATCAAACATGAACGAAGACTCACGCTACATCTGCACCGCTTGCTATTTCAACCATGTTGAAACCCGACGAGCTGAACATCAACTAAAAAACAAGTTGAAACTAACTTGTGCACCATGCGGGGAACAACAAGCCAAGGAAGTTAAACGCACCGTAGTCAACCTGCACAAGTCCAACGCAGTACTTATTACGGACATGAATGACTTAAAAGACCTGAACCCAAAATACATAAGGAGTGCGACATGAGTACATGGGGTTTTAGAATGATCGACCTGAGCGACGAGAACGGCGGCGACTCATGGATTGAGCTTTGTGAGGTGCATTACAACGATGCGGGTGTGCCTGTTGCATATTCGAATCCGTGTATAGGCAGTGAAACCGTTGAGGGCATGAAGCAGTTGTTGAGTTGGCACAGGTTAGCCTTGGGTAAGCCTGTCATGCAGAAGTCCGACTTTGTGGGTAAGTTTAATTATGAGGAGGGCGAGGAAAACGAGTAAGTGTGAAGTAGTATCAAGAAGTGTGAGATATTACCAGAACTTGACTTCAAGTGTCATATAGTGTTATAATGTAGTTGTAGTCGCAGTAACAAGTAAACCAAGCATCACAACTAAACCAAACCTTACAGCTGTAAGGACTGAGTACCAACTAACTAAACAAAGGAACGACCATGTACAACCAATACGACCAAGCAACACACAACGCACTACCCCCTGCAATTGCAACGCCCTCGATCAGCTCGGCGGCAATGCTTGTGGAATTGAGCATCTGCTCATGGACTGGACGCAAACTCGACAAGCGGGCATCTGCGGATGTAACGACTGCCAACAATGCCGCAACGGGTATGGCTAAGGTAAGTAAGAAGTTGCTCGGTGATTGTGCAGAGCTTGATGCGGTTCAGAAGTTTGCCGCGAACACTCGCAACGCACACCATGCAATGACTATGCCTTGGTCAGACATGGGACTGCGCTTGTTACCTACGACCCAGTACTTTAAGTACACCGCACAGATTTCCACGCTCAATGCCGAATTCGACAAGCTGGTGCAAGCATTCCTTGATGCATACACATGGGAAATCGGACAGGCACAGGTCAAGCTCGGTGACTTGTTTAACCCTGACGAGTACCCGACAGCGGATTCACTGCGATCTAAGTTTAAGTTCAACGTGAGTTACATGCCTGTACCCGATGCAGGAGATTGGCGTGTGGATATGGGCAACGAGGCACAGCTTGCTTTGACTGAGCACTACGCAAGTTACTACACGACACAGCTTAAGAACGCAATGGATGACTTATGGCGGCGGGCGCACTCGGCGCTCTCTAAGATGTCCGAACGCTTGGACTATACCGATGCAAGTACTAAGAAGATATTCCGCGACAGCTTGGTGGGTAATGTCATGGAGATTGTAGACATCATGAAGTCGTGCAACATCACAGGCGACAGCCAGATGGCATCTATGGCAACAACACTGGAGAACACGCTATTGGGTGTAACACCGGAAGCTCTGCGGGAAGATGGGTATTTGCGTGGCGAGGTCAAGCGTCATGTAGATAACGCACTCAAGACCATGGCGCAACTCCCCTCACTCGACCTAGTTTAACAACACAACTAAACCACAAACCTTACAGCTGTAAGGATAACCACAAGGAAACATCATGACCACAGCATCATCACTCTATGCATTATCACTTAGTCAGATTGCAACGACCATCCGCACAGGCGGCAACAAGCGCACAGTACTTGTGCAAGGTCACATGGGTACAGGCAAGTCATCCTTACTCAAGACACTAGCCGCTGAGCTACCGAATCACGTCCCCTGCTACTTCGACTGCACGACTAAGGACTTGGGTGACATCAGCATCCCATCGCTACAAACTATGGAAGAGCAAGGCTTTGTGCGGTTCGTACCTAACGAGGAACTAGGCTTACACCTAGGCAAGCCCATCATCTTAATGATTGACGAGTACGGTAAGGCTAACCCCGCAGTCAAGAACGCAATGCTTAGACTCATGCTTGAGCGCAACGGACTGCACCCTGACTCAATAGTATTTGCAACCACGAACCTAGGCGCAGAAGGCGTGGGTGATTTGATCCCGCCCCATGCACGTAACCGCATCACCATCTTGAAGTCACGCAAGTCAGACCA